CGATCTGGGCCGCTATACCCACACTCAATTCCCTTGTACTGATCGCGCCAGGCGCAGAAACTCTTTAGCACCCGTCTGGCGGGGAAACGACGTTGAATGGATATTTCACAACCAAGATAAAAGGTGACCCATTTACTGTCACAAGTTGTTGACTGCACAGTAAATACTTCTTCTAATTCGGGCGAAGTATTGTTCAGATGCTCAGAATGGACCACCCGCAGTATTACCGGCATGCCAGTTAGTCCATTATTGTCCTCCACATAAGCCTGAATAGTTTGTGTGATATTCGAAATCTGCAGTGGTACGGACTGTGGTCTGCCTTTATGATCCTCCGTGATTTCGCCGATCTTAAAATTAAAGGCCGTCCAAGTATAGCCATTCCAGATGATGTCCTCATTATTGCGCACCAGTCGCATAGGTTCATCAGAATCTGGGATGGCGACTTCCACCAGCAAAAGCCACACACCTTCACTGGAAAGCTGACTTTTTTCAAGCATACCGGCAACTGATAAATTCAGCATATTACACCTCCTGGATTGTTATACTACCGGAATAGTAACCCGGCGCCGCTAACTCAAAACTAAAGTCTTCGCTTTTGAACCGAACGGAAAACAGTTTGCCAGAATAGGAGTCGTTGGCAACGATCGGATAATACCAGTCAAAGGCCAAACTGCCACCGTAAACTGTATTGCGATAAAAATCCCGCAAGGTCGCGAAATCAGTGGCGGGTAGGGCCGTCCATTTTAGAGTAAAGATCTGTGGCACCCGGGTGAACTTGGGCCGGGAAATGACCAGCCCATTTTCCATTTCGGACTGCAGGGAGGGATCTTTGATTTTAGTGGTAAAGGGGTATACTGGTTGTTGGATATTTGGAAATTGTGTCATTGTTTTTCCTCCTTTGTTTTAATAACTTTTAATGTAGATGCCATTTGCATCATACGCCACATGATTAACATCATCTACGATACACGTACACAAAATGTCCTACGAATGCTGGAGTTTCTATAAAAAGAAACCGTAATGGAAATGGCAGCATCTGCATAAGATGCTGCCATTTTTATGATTCAATTTGAGTGGTCGTCCCATGGGAGAAGCAATTACGTTAAATGTAACACTGGGGCTAAAGACGATACTGGTGCCCTGTCTCTGTCAGCAACCTCGTCCCCTCGACACTTCCGTCCCCTCGACACTTCAGTAAAGTTTATCCTTTTCGTCATCCATTAGACCGTCAAAGATAATCCTCGCCCATTTTTTCACAACATTTATGCTTTCTTCGTCCATCAAACCTCGACACACTAAATAATTTCCAATCATGCCGTCATATTCAAGTTCAACACGTATCCCGAATTTATCAAAATACCCATGCATATCAGTTATTCCTTGAAAAGTAGAATAGTCTGGTTTGATTTTTTCACGGACTATACGAGTTATTTTTACAAAACTCATACCATCATCAAATCCATTGAAAAAACAGGTGATTTCTTTTTCTTCCACAGCCTCAACAAGCTTTTTATCCATACCTAGGCCTCCTTTATAAACCATACAAGCTGTTAACAGAATCTCTTGATTCCATCGATTTTTCTATAATTTTACGCCAAAGATCATCTCCTAACACTCCTTGTTTCCTATATTTCTCAACAATTTCTTCGAACGTTTTGTTCTTTTCTCTACTCATTAAAAAATTCGACCACTCGTTATCTGCCATTGCTTCTCTGGCATTTGTACGTAAAGTATTTCTCATGTTAACCGCATCTCTTGCAACCTCTTCTAAGGGTTTTGAATAATTCAGTTTGCTTCCGATAAACGATTCTTGCCATTTGTACCAAATTCTTGCTTGGTAGCCACTTAAGGAGCGAGCAGCAGGGGTCTCAGTCAACTTGAAAAATTCCACCAATTCCGGTATCGTTTTGCCTGTAATAACCTCTTTGGTGGATAGCAATAGGCTTTTTGCTAGGTCCATTCTCCTACCAGAGAATTCCAGTATTTCATCGAAACTTAATTGAAGTTCCCTTACCCCATTCATTTTAGCAAATTGGGCCAGTTTCTCAACTTCACTCGCCCCCTTGAAAAGAATACCTAATCCCTTAATCGACGCATTAGCCCCTTCGACGAATGGGCCTACCGGAGTAACCATTAGGGCATCTGCAATATCTCCCAGATTCCGTTCCTGCCTCTTCTCCTCCGAGTATCGCCGTTGGAGTTGATGTTGGAGTTCAGAATCCTTTTTATAATTTCCCCAGAATTCTTCAGCATTTTTCCGTATACTGCTAATTAATGTATTTTCATCCTCATTCTTTTGTGCTTGAAAATCAATCTGTTTCTGGAAACTGATTCCAACCGGAGCATCACAAAACAAAACACTGGTCGAGGGTATACTATATTGAGGCTCTACGGCGCTAGATGAATAATTACCGATATCGATTCCCGAAGCTTTGTATTTTTCCAACTCTGGCCGATGTTCTCTAATCTTCTGATCCCGTTCTTCCGGTGATCTACTGTTAGCAATTTCATTCTTTAATATTTCCCAATTAGCATTCCATTCTGCCTCTTGAATACTCCGTGTCATTTCATCATATACTTGTTGCTTTGTCCAGTCAGGATGTTGATTTGCCACTTCATGCCACTTTTGGTTGTACCAAGCGGCACCACTCAGATTAGCCACCCCGATTATGGACTGTTCTGAAGCAGGACTCGCTGTATAAGTTAGAGCTGCTACGTTGGTAGATGAAGTAGGGTTTATTCTTGATAGCGAAGAAATGTACCTGTCTTGATCGCCAGCAACTCGCGCATACGCAATTCCATCACTATCGCGAACAACTATTTTATCTCCATATTGTCTTAAAAGCCAATCTCCTTTTGTTCCGGCCGCAGTTGTATAATGATCATTTCCCCAAGCATCCCGAACAAATAAGTCCCCATTTTCATTGGGTACAATTGATTTATCTCCCAAAAAAAAATATAATGTATTTCCATATGATTCGTCGCCCATTATCACATCACCTTCACATATTGATAAGATCTGCACCATCCGAACTCAATTTCGAAGAGGCTGCAAACCGGATCGGCTAGCTAATCAGGGTATTGGCTAACCCCACCGTACTATCGAGCTTGTCCTCTGAATAGCCCACTTCGCGCTTAGCGGCTCACAACAAAACCCCATGACTTTAAGGCTAAATATATCTAGCCTTAAAGCATGGGGTTTACAACATATCCGACAAATACTTCAAAATCCGTATGCATCGAAATTTTTTTAAATATTTATAACACTGCGTAAGAGGCATAGTTATTGACCAGAGTCGCTACGATGGCGCTGCCACCTGTGCCGCTGTTGTAAAACGCCTTAAACGGAAGATTGATCATAATGCCTTTTTCACTTTCTATTCCAGGTGAAGTTTGCTGGAGAATTACTTCGTCCATATTAAACCCTAAGCTGTGAGTGCCATTAGCGAATTTGATCTTTAGCGATGTTTTGGTGTTATTGATCGCTTTATTAAGCAGCACCGTATCTTCAAAAAATGCCTTAATGTTTCCGGAAACTTGTAAGTATCCTTCTGGCAGTTCCGTTCGATAACCGCCGCCGCCAATTGCGTAGGCATTACCGTCCAGGCCAAAATCGATGTTTAGACTGGCTTCGGTCACAATCGCCAGCGGTACACCACCTTCTTCAATCGTCCCGTGAAAGTTACTAAATTTCAGGAGGGAAATATCCGTTAGGGGCGACGCAAAAGGCGTGGCTTCGACAGTACGTTTTGCGCCAATGATATCAATATTAGCGGCCAGTTCAGTATCGCCGCCATAGGTGAAGGAGAATTTGTTTACTTTACAGCCGTTATACATTTCATAAGCCGGAATATCCTGGTATTGCTGCTCCAATACCAGGGACGGCTGCCTATCATTCACTTTGAAAACATGGGTGTAAGGATCACCAGATCCGGTAGTTACTGGGTTACCAAACATGGCTCGCAACCAAAAGCCGCTACCAATCTGATCAACCGGCACGACTATGCTGCCGGATACATCGATATTACCGACTGCCGGCTGTTCTTTGTCGCGGCGTCCGCGGATGGTACTCGATTCGATCAGATTTTGTTTAATTCCAATTTTCGACTGATTAAAAGGCATGTTATAGCCATTAATAGACGTTGGTGTTGTGCCATATGTAGTTTCATAACCCAGGGCTAATTGAGAGTTATATCCTTTTGCTTTTGACATGTTGTACCTCCTTAGTAGTCAATGTTATAGCCATTGACAGGCGTTATTTTTATGGCAATGTCCATACGGCCGGGAAAGCGTGGATAATAGGCTACCGGCTCAATACTGTAATCCACTGCGCTGATC